TGTGGAGCGGGGCCACTACTACTTCAAGTTCAACGAGCGCGCGCTGCTGCGTGGCACGCTCAAGGACCAGGCGGACTACTTCGCCAAGGCGCTGGGCGCCGGTGGCCACCAGCCATGGCACACGGCCAATGAGGTTCGCGACCTGGCCGAGTACCCGGCAGACCCGAACCCCAAGTTCAACACCCTGGGCGATCCCTCGGGGAAGAAAGCAAGCAATGAGCCTCAAGCAACTACCTGAGATCCGCGCGGATCACCGGCTGTCCAAGGCTGGATTCGATCTGCGGCCCGATGCTGTGGACCGCTGGGAGCCCGAGGTGCGAGCCTCGGCCAGCGACGCGGAAACGAGCATCTCCATCTACGACTCCATCGGGGAGAACTGGGAGGGCACGGGCGTCACGGCCAAGCGCATCGGCGCCGCACTGCGCAACATCGGTGCGCGCGACGTGACGGTGAACCTCAACTCCCCGGGCGGCGATTTCTTCGAGGGCATGGCCATCTACAACCTGCTGCGCGAGCACAAGGCAAAGGTGACCATCCGCGTGCTGGGCGTGGCCGCCTCGGTGGCTTCGGTGATTGCCATGGCTGGCGACGAGATCCTGATGGGCGATGGCTCGTTCCTGATGATCCACAACGCCTGGGCCGTGGCTGTCGGCAACCGCCACGACATGACCGACACGGCCGCCGTGCTGGCGCCGTTCGATGCCGCGATGGCTGCGCTGTACGCGCACCGATCCGGGATCTCCGAGGCCGAGGCAGCGATGCTGATGGACCGCGAAACCTGGATCGGTGCACAACAGGCTGTCGATGACGGCTTCGCCACGGGCCTGCTGCCCAGTTCGGAGATCACCCGCACGGCCCAAGCATCTGGCGCGCGCAAGCCGCTGGCGCTGATCGAGGCCTCCATGGCCAAGGCCGGCTACTCGCGCAATGCGCGCAGAGATGCGTTCAAAGCCCTGTTTTCCAACGGCACGCCGGGCGCTGCCGATCCCGCCACGCCGCGCGCTGGCCCTGAAGTCGCAGCCTCGCTGCAATCGCTGCTGGACACGATGCGCGTGTAGACCGCAGCAACCACCAACCCAATCGGCCGCCCTTGAGGCGGCTTTGTCATTTCTGAAAGGGCCACATCATGGCAAAGCAACACACCGCACGTCCCGTGCATCGCGGCATCATGGCCGTCCGCGCCGAGGCTCCCAGCAACGCTGAAGTCAAGGCATTGATCGATGGCCTGCAGCAGACGTTCGCCACTTTCCGGGCAGAGCACACCAGGCAGTTGGAGGAGATCAAGGCCGGCAAGTCTGGTGCCGATCAGGAGGCAAAGCTGGCGCAGATCAATGCAGCGCTCGACAAGCTGCAGCGTGAAAGCGAAGACGCGCACACCAAGATCGCCGCAGCTCAGATGGGCGCGCCTGGCGTTGCTCTTCGCGACAAGGAGTACAGCGCCTCCTTCGATGCGCACATGCGCAAGGGCGACGTGCAGGCAAGCCTCAACAAGGGTACGGCTGAAGAAGGCGGCTACCTGACCCCGGTCGAGTGGGATCGCACCATCACCGACAAGCTGCGCGACGAGTCGCCCATGCGCGAGCTGGCTCAGGTGCAGCCCACCAGCAAGGCTGGTTGGACCAAGCTGTTCAACATGGGTGGCACGGGCTCCGGCTGGGTTGGCGAGACCGACCAACGACCCGAGACGGCCACTCCAGTGCTGGCCGCCCTTGGCTTCGGGCACGGCGAGATCTATGCCAACCCGGCTGCGACTCAGCAGATCCTGGACGATAGCGAGATCAACATCGAGGCATGGCTGGCCAGCGAAGTACAGGCAGAGTTCGCAGAGCAGGAAGGCCTGGCTTTCATCAGTGGCGACGGCGTGAAGAAGCCTGCCGGTATCCTGACCTACGTCACCGGTGGCGCCAATGCGGCCAAGCATCCCTTTGGCGCGATCAAGGTCACCAACAGCGGCGCTGCAGCCGACATCAGCTCCGATGCCGCGCTGGACCTGATCTATGCCCTGCCAAAGAAGTACCGCCAGAACGCGCGTTTCCTGACCAACAACCTGACCATCGCGAAGCTGCGCAAGCTCAAGGACGGCCAGGGCAATTACCTGTGGCAACCGTCTGCCCAAGCTGGTCAGCCCGCGACTTTCCACGGCTACGGCCTGGCTGAAGACGAGAACATGCCCGATGTGGCAGCCAATGCCGTGCCGATCCTGTTCGGCGACTTCAAGCGCGGCTATCTGATCGTCGACCGCATGGGCGTGCGCGTGCTGCGCGACCCTTACACCAAGAAGCCCTATGTGCTGTTCTACACGACCAAGCGCGTGGGCGGCGGCGTGCAGAACCCCGAGTGCCTGCGTGCAATGAAGGTGTCGGCGTAACCAAGAAGGGGCTTCGGCCCTTTCTCCATTTCAGGAGAAGACGATGAAGGCAACCAAGCAATTCAAAGGCGTGAAGGACGGAGAAATCTATCCCACCGTATTCGAGGTGGGAGATGAGATCCCGGCCGAACTCGAAGCCGCCGCGATCGAACTGGGCGCGGTTGAGCAAAAGAAGGCCGCCGCTGGTACAGATAAGGCCAAGTCGTAGCATGCCCATCTTGACCATCGAGACGGCCATCGACCACTGCCGGGCTGACCCGGAGGACGCCGCGATGGTCGAGCTGTACCTCGGTGCTGCCATCGATGCCGCCCAGGAATACCTGGGCCGCAAGGTATACGCCGATCAGGCCGAGCTTGACGCTGCGGTGGCTGCGGGTGAGGCCGGTGAGCTGCCGATGGTGGCCACCTACTCGGTCAAGGCCGCGATGCTGCTGATCTGCGGCCACCTCTTCGCCAACCGCGAGGATGTGGTGGTGGGCGCGCAGTCCTTCGCCATGCCGCGCGGATCACATGACCTGCTGCGGCCTCATCGGAAGGTGCAAGGCCTATGACCACGTTCCGCGCCGGCACCCTTCGAGACCGCATCCACATCCAGCGCAAGACAGGTGGCACGGATGAATGGGGTGCTCCGCTGCCCGAAGGCTGGGAAAACATCTCCCCGGGCCGCATCGCCGCCAGCGTGCTGCACAAGTCTGGCCTGGGCACGATCAAGGCCGACGCTGAGGTGTCCATCGTCCGCGCGAGCATCCGCATACGGCGCCGCGCTGGCGTGGACGCTGGCATGCGCGTGTTGTTCGGGTCGTCCATCTACAGCATCGAGGCAGTGCTCCCGGGGCCGACCCGCGAGTACATCGACCTGGTGTGCGAGCTCATCCAAGGCAAGTCCTGAAGGAGGATTGAATGGCAAGGCGCACTCTATCCAATCCGGGGCGGGATGGCCGCCGCAAGGTGCTTACCGGTGGCAACTCCTTCGGCATGGAGCTCGATCTCAGCGCCGTGGACGACATGCTCAGCGCATTGGAGTCCGGCGTGGAGGAGGCCATCCGGCCCATGGCCCAGGCCGGGGCACAGGTGATCTACGAGCGCGTCAAGCTCAACGTCCAGGGGTTGGGGCGCGTGACAGGCAACCTTGAACGGTCCATCTACCAGTACTTCAGCGATGAGAAGTCGGAGGACGGGAAGAGGGCGGAGTACCACATCAGCTGGAACCACAAGAAGGCGCCCCACGGGCATTTGGTGGAGTTCGGCTACATGCAGCGCTACCGCTACTACCAGACCAACGACGGTCAGGTGCGGCCCATGGTGCGGCCCGGCATGGACGGGCAGCCGCCTCCACCCCGCCGCGCGAGCCAGGCCCAGAAGGACGCCTACTACGTGACTCTCTCGAGTCCGAAGCAGGTGCCCGGCAAGGCCTTCGTGCGCAGCGCGGCCAGCTCGCTTCCGGAGGCGCAGAAGGCCGCCCAGGCCGAGCTGTGGCGCCGGCTGTTTGAGCAGGGAGGCTACGGTGGCGCTTGAATCTGACCTCATGGCGGTGCTGCTCGGGGCATGCCCACGCGTGCATGTCGGCACGGCGCCCTACGGGACACAGCAGCCCTACGTGACTTGGCAGCACATCGGCGGTGATCCGCTGGAGTGGCTGGACAACACGGTGGCCGACAAGCGCAACGTGCAGATCCAGATCAACACCTGGGACAGCACGCCGCTCAAGGCCTTTGCTCTCATGCAGGCGATCGAGGGCGCACTGCGCGCCGCGATGCCCCAGCTGATCGCGCGCCCAGTCTCCGAGCCCATCGGGGCCTATGGCGACGGCGACGAGACGCCGGGCTACCTGCAGACCTACACCATCTGGGGCGCTCGATAGGCCCCTGACCAGTTCCGCCGCCTGGCGGTTTTTTGCCCGCTCGGGCGCAACCTCACACCCGCTTCGGCGGGTTTTTTCATATCCGAAAGGCCCACCATGGCATATAGCGTTCCGGACGGCTCCAAGCTGTTCATTTCCACCGAATACGACGCAGTGATCCCGATCACCGCCATCAGCAACGCGACAGCAGCGGTTGCCACGGCAGCGGGCCACGGCATGGCAAACGGTAAGGAGTTCATCCTGACCGCAGGCTGGGACGACGCGAACAACCGCGCGTACCGCGTCGCCAACACGGCCGCAGGCACCTTCGAGATCGAAGGTCTGGACACCTCCAACACTGCGCGCTTCACCACAGGCGGCGGCGTGCCGGCGTCTGCCCTGCCCATCAAGAAGTGGCAGGAAATCCAGCAGGTGCTGAACCCCTCGACCTCGGGCGGTGATGCGCAGTTCGCTGAAGTGGCCCCTC